GCGCTTGCGCCCCTCGAAACGCCCAGTTCCTTGTAGGGATCGCCCGCCACGTCGAATGCCGCTCCATCAAAGGCCGAGAGCGTCAGTTAGGGCATCGCGTGCGCCGCGCAAAGGGCGTTGGCGCAAATCAGGCCGTCAGCCCGACGAACGCCTCAATCCCCCAGCCGTATCCGTCGCCCCATTGCGCCACAGCGATGCCGCACCCCGCATCCAGTCCCGACGGGAAATCCACGGCCCGGTCAGCGGCGGTATAGGTCGCCGCCCCGGTCTCGACCTCGAACGCCCGCTTCTCGTCAGGCCCGTCCAGCACCCGCAACCGGAACCGCATGGAACCGGACGCCGCCGCCTCCCCATCCCACCGGTCGCCATCAATCCGGGCCCGGGCGATCCAGTCCAGGTCGAACCCGCCATCCGTCCGCGCCCTGGCCCGCAGGTGCGCCGGCGACCAGGGTCGCTCATGCAGGCCGGAGATTGTGAACCCGACCTCGCTTACACCGGAGCCCCCGGCGGGTCCGCCCGCCGGCCCGGCCCGCCAGACCAAAGGCAGACCGCGCTCGGCTCGCGACGCCTCCGCCCTTGCCGGCACCTGATCCAGAAACACCACCACCGCCCCGCCGGAGGCCCCGGCAGCCGCGGTACCCTGCTGCCCGCGCAGCAGGCCGGACAGCCGCCAGACACCATCCCCGACCAGGGTTGCCGTGCGGAACTGCACCAGCTCCCAGCCTGCATCGCCTTCAACGGCCACCGCATTGCCGCCCGCATACACGGCCGTATCCAGCCGACTTTCCGGGGCCCGTCCCTCCACCCGGACACACAGGCTGCTCGTCTCGTCCCAGCGATGCCGCGCGCCCGCCGCCAGCGCCTCGACCAGCACGCCTACGGTCGTCGGCTGCGCCACATCGGCCCGCATCATCAGCGCCGCCGCTTCCGCGCCCGCGAAGACACGCATCGGCCGCCAGGGGTCCGCCGCCACGACCGCGATGGGCCGGCCGTCATCCTCGCTCCCGATCAGCGGCGGCAGTTCAATCATCCGCAGGAATGGCGCTCCGGAAACACCCGGTGCCTCGCCCGCCGTCGGCCGCCCGTCATCCTCGCCGACCCTGACCAACGAGACCGGTTGCAACACCACTGACGGCGTCTCATCCATGTCCAGGCGCATCACCCGCCAGCCACCGCTGTGGCCCTCGACGGTCACCTTGTCGCCGGGTTCAAGCGCCAGGGCCTCGGCCGGTCCCGGCAGCAGCGTCAGCCGGTCGCCGCCCCCGGCCTCAAGCGCCCGCTCCGCCACTGCCCGGGCCACTGCACCGGAACAGACTGCCGGCAGGTCCAGATCGATCCCGCCGCCCTGGCCGGCAGACCGCACGACGGTTGAACCCGTCTGATACCCGGCCTCATCATCGATATATCGGACCCGGGCGACACCCGGTCTCAGCTCCAGCAGCCGCTCCGCCTTCAGGCTCGCACCCTCTTCCGGCAGCGCCAGGGCCTCCAGCGACAGCGCCGCGACCGCCACCTCGTCCCCGATGACCGTCACCCGCCCGTTCCGCTCCGCCGCGATCAGGTCCAGACCGGTCAGCAAGGGCTCCAGAGCATCCCGCGTCCGCATGGGTCGGTCGATGACATAGCCCTGCACCTCGCCCGCGGCGTTGCCGACCTCGAACTCATCCTCGACCAGCCCGCCGCGTTTCAACACGGCCGCGATCAGGTCACGCGTCTCTCCCGCCAGCCGCCCGTTCAGCCAGTGCCCGGTCCGCCAGGCACCCGCGTCAGCCCAAACGTCCTGTCGCGCCGGAAACGCCGGATACGGCCGTGCATCCCAGCACCAGGCGTCAGCCGCCTCGACCATCGGTCTGCCGTAGATCGCCGAAACGGGGTTGTTGTCAGCCTCTGCCAGATGCCCGAGCACCGCCTCCAGCGACCGCCGCTGCATCCGGTCGTCACGGGCTCCGGTCGAGAAGGGCGGCAGGGCGTTCTCTGCGCTCTTTGGATCCTGAAACAGGTTCGGCGCATTCCCGCCCCGGTCGACCGCTGCGCAGCCGAACTCCGTCAGCCGGATCGGCTTCATCCCCGCGACCCAGTCGGTCGGGGTAGCGCGTCTCACGCCGCCCGGCCGGTCATGGTGGGTGTTCGCCCACCAGCCCTCCAGGTCCTTGACCCGGAACACCCAATCCTCGCCGTGGGCTGTATCGACGATCGGGGTTCGCACCTGTGCCGATCGGTCAGCCTCGCTGGCGTAGAACCAGTCATACCCCTCGCCGCCCGCGACCTGCAGGGCCAGATAGGCAGGATCGTCCGGCCCGGCGAAGGTGGCGCTGTCTGTGCCCCCGTCACCCGCCCGCCAGTCTCCCAGCGGCGGGTACCAGTCGATTCCGACGTAATCGATATCCGGATCGGCCCACAGGGGGTCGAGGTGGAACAGCACCTCGCCCCCGCTCCGGACCCCCGCATACTCGGACCAGTCCGCCGCATAGCTGATCGCCACATCGGGCCCGACCACTTCCCGGCACTCCGCCGCCAGCGTTCGCAGTTCCTCCACGGCCGGAAACCCGCCGGCCGCATCCCGCGTCGTCGTCAGCCCGCGCATCTCCGAACCGATCAACAGCCCGTCCGCCCCGGTCTCGGCCGCCAGCGTCGCACAGTGCAGCGCGAACCGCCGCAGACCCCAGCCGTCCGAAGTCCCGAACATCGCCGCGACCTCCGCCGCCGCCCCGGCCCCATCCACGCCCTTCACCCGCCCGCGCCACGGATAGGCCGCCTGTTCTGCGCCGCCATACGGATCCGCCAAGCCGTTCCCCGCTGGCACATCCATCAGCACGAACGGATACAGCGTCACCGCCAGACCCCGCGCCTTCAGCGCGGCCACGGCCTGCCGCACACTCTCGTCCGACGGCGTCCCGCCATAGGCCGGACCGCCGGAAGGGACCTGGCTGATCAGATGCGCGCCCGACCGGTCCACCCCCGCCACCGACCAGCCCAGGGGCTCCGTCGCCTTGCTCACCCGGTCGACCCCCGGCCTGATCCTGCAGTACCCGGCCCGCAGATCGTCCCCAAACCAGCTGACCACCAGACTGACCCGCTTCAGGTTCGGGCACTGCGCCTGCAGCTGATCCAGCGACACGATCAGGTCCGACCGGCCGTCGCCGGAATGCAGATTCTCCGGCGTGACCCGGGTCAGCCCGGTGCGCCGCGTCACCACCTCGGTCGCCAGCACGAACTCCCCGGCCCCGGGAATCAGACACACACCCTCCAGCCGGTCCTCCAGCCGCTCTTCCGTCCCCCGGGCCCGCCGGAACACCTCGAAAGCCAATTGTGGCGGCCGGTTGCCATACGGCCCCAGCGGCAAATCCTCGAACACCACATAGGCGGTACCGCGATACGCGGGTGCCGCCCCCTCGACCGCCTCGATCAGCGGATCAGGCGTCTGCCCGACCCCACCGCGATGCATCCGCATCGTCACGCCCGACAGATCCATCGGCTGCCCGTCCGCCCAGACCCGCCCGATCCCGTCAATCTCGCCCTCGCACAGGGCCACGGCGAAGCTCAGCGAATAGTCGTATTCCACCGTCCGCGGTCCGCCCTTGCCGGCAGACGATGTGCGGCGCCCCTCGAGGAACCGCGCGGCCCAGATCACCTGACCGGTGACCCGCGCCCGCCCGAACACACAGGCCATCGGCGCGCCCTCCGCCGAGCCCTGCACCCTCAGCGCCTCCAGCCGCGGCCCCCGCTGCCGCGCCCGCTCGAGACCGGAAATCGCCCACTGGTCGACAACCCGTCCGAGGCTCGCCCCGATGACGGCCCCGACCGGGCCTCCGATCGCCTGGCCGACCGTGCCCAGAATCATCTGCGCCATGGTCAGGCCTCTCCCACAGGTTCAACGCCGGGCAGGCGAAAGGCCGCGACCAGCCTTCGACGCCACCACGAGCCCATCCAGCTCTCCACCACCGACCGCCCCCAATAGGCGTGGATCATCCTCGGCTCGGCACCGGCCATGTCGCTCAGGATCGCGCAATGCTTGGCCGGACAGCCGGGCGCCATGCGGAACAGCAGCACGTCACCCGCAAACGCAGCCTCCACAGGTATCTCCTTGAGCCACCGCCGCGCCGCCGCCAGCAGGGTCTCCTCGCCGCCGACCTCGGCCCAGTCGGGCCGGTAGGGCGGCGGGGCCTCGGGCTCAGCCCCGATCAGCTCGCGCCACACCCCGCGGACCAGACCCAGACAGTCCGCCCCCTCGCCCCGCAGACTCGCCTGATGCCGGTAGGGTGTGCCCAGCCATCCGCGCGCCGCCGCCACGATCGCCGCCCTCATCGCCGGCTCCCGCCGTCATGGCGTCCCCCCTCGACCGGCGTTGCGGTCAGGAAGTCGTCGCCGGGCGTATCCGGAAAGCCCTGGAAATTGACCCCATTGGCAAAGGTCCCGACACAGGTCGCCCAGCGCTTGTCACAGATCAGGCCGGGAAAAGCGTCCGGATCAACGCCACATCGCCGGTCCCCGAAGATGGCATCGCACGCCCGGCCATAGGTTCGGCCGACAACCCGCTCCAGCTTCGCCAGGGGGCCTTCCAGTTCAGCACGGAACCGGCCCCCCTCGCACAGGATCCGGGCCAGCGTCGCCGTCCACAGCCTCACCCGCAGATCCGGCCGATCCCAGTCCACCCGCCACAGCGCCACCGACGCCCCGTCATAGAGCCCGGCCTCGATATCCGCCCCGGTTATGGCCGCATCATCCAGCCCGCCCGCGACCGTCGCCGATCCGGCACCCAGCCCCACGGCGCTGTCCGCCGCCCCCGTCGTCCAGCCGCTCCTCGCCCGGCACAGGACGCCCTCAAGGGTCAGGTCCCGGTCATGGTCGGTGAACCCCAGGTCCAGCCCGTCGGTCCGTCGCAGCACCCAGGCATGACAAAGCATCGCCGCCCCGCTTTCGATGCGGGCGGCCAGTTCGTTCGGTATCGTTCTCATGGCCTAGACCCGCACCTCGATCAGCGGCACGGCCGCCATCCGTCCTGCGTCGAAACTCTCCAGCGTGACCTCGATCCGGTCGGCGTCGAACCGCACCGGGGTGTCGAACTCGAACCCGGCCGTCACGACAGCGCCCCTGCCGGGCGCGACCGCCAGGCGGGCCTCACCCGTCGTCGTATCGATCACGAACCCCGACACCGGCAGCTCAACCCCTGCCACTGCGATCCGCACCGTTCCCCCGACCGGCTTGGTGATCCGCCGCTCGGGCGCATCGATCCCGGCACCGTAGCGTTTGATCAGGGCGAACACCGTCCGCGTTCCGTCACCCTCACCCAGAACCTGGTCCCGCGGACCGATCGCCGCCCCCGGCGCGCAGGATTTGCAGTCCGCAAAATCCCGGAACCGGAAGCCGTACAACCGCCCCCTCCGCGCCTCGAAGAACCCGGTCAGCGCCGCCATATCGTCCAGCGACCGCAGATTGGTCCCGATCAGATAGCGCCGCCGCCCCTGGGCCCAGGGCGTCGACCGCCGCTCGAACCCGGAGCCCAGCGTCACAATCTCCGTCCGCCGCTCCACCCCGCCGGTCGATCCAAACGCCAGCCGCGCGGGCAATCGCACCTCGTGAAAACTCATCCGTCCCTCCCGCACACCGCCCTGTGATCCCCGCCCGGTCATTCTCGCCTTGTCATCCCCGCGAAAGCGGGGACCCGGCCGCCATCCTGGCGCTCATCGCACCCGTGCTGGGCCTTTTCGGGCTGCTGACGCTGGTCAATCTGGGCTTCCTGCTCTGGATCGGTCTTGCCGACAGCCAGCGGGGTGAAAACCGCTTCGGACCCAATCCCAAGGGCTACTGACCGCACAACCGCCGCCACGGCTCAGAGCCGGCGCGCGCCCAGCGATACGGCGCGCGCCAGCATCTGGGCGATCTGCGCCTCGGAGCGCAGCAGCCCCGGCGCCCCGCCGTCCACCCGCACATTGACGGTGACGCCGCCACCGCCCCCGGTGGGCTCGATCACGCCGGCGCCGGCAGGCCGGAACACCTCCGGCCCGCGCTCACCGACCAGATAGGCCCCGCCGCCCAGCACGGCACCACCGTCAGCCCGGGACCCGGAAAAGGCCGACTGCACCACCCGGGCGATCGCCTCGCCCAGCCCGCCGCCGCCGCTCGACCCTGACGCCGCATTCACCGCCGCCAGCACCGCCCGCGCCAATTCGGCCAGGCTGATCTCCCCATCCGCCGCCGCCCGCGCCAGCGACCGGACCAGCCCGTCTCCGGCACGGCCGAAGGCGTCCTCGATCGAGGCCGCGGCCCGCGCCGCCGGCTCCCTCAGCGCCTCCAGCGCTGCCGCCGCCTCCGCCGCCTTGCGCGGCACGCCGTCCAGGCCGGTTGGTGCCACTGTCTCAGTCATCCGGCCACGCCTCCGCCATCCGCTCAAAGTCCAGGCGCCCCAGCGGTACCGCACCGCCCGGCCGCTCCGTCAGCATCCACCACTCCCGCAGCGACAAACGCCAGAAGGCCTCAGGCCCGACACCGAGCCGCACCGCCGCCCGCAGCATCTCACCCCAGTCGGGCCTCCTCCCCGCCTCGCGGGGAGGGGGACCACCCGAAGGGTGGTGGAGGGGCGCCTGCGCCATCCGCTCGCTCACCGGGCCGCCGCCGCAAACGCCTTCGCCACCGCCTCCGCCGCCTCGCGCGGATCGATCGCCGCCCGGTCCAGTTCATCCGCAAGCGTCCGCTCGCCCCCGCCCCGCAACAGCGCCGCCAGCACGACCGTCAGATCCCGCGCCGATAGCGCCCGCATCCGCTCCGCCAGGCCGGACAACCCTTCCAGCCCCAGCCCCGTCTCGATCTCCGCCAGCGCCCCCAGCGTCAGGCACAGTCGCCGCTCCGCCCCGGCCAGCACCGCGACCACCTCGCCCCGCGCGCCATTGGCCACCATCACAGGGCCTCGAACGAAATCTCACCCGCGCTCGCCAGGCTGATCGCGAACGTCGCCTCGCCCTCGTGCTCGCCGGCGTATTCCAGCGCCGCAACAAGGAACGGCCCCTTCAGGACGCCGAAGTCCGGCACGATCAGCCGCCACACGCTCGCCGCCTGGGAAAAGAAGGCCTCACGGATCAGGGCGTCGGACGCCGCATCGCGGAAAATCCCCTGCCCCGCCACCGCCGCCGACCTGACCCCCGCCCCGCCCAGCAGCTCGCGCCACCGCCCGGCACTGTCGCCGTCGGTGGCGTCCACCGTGCGCGCGTTCAGCGAAATCGTCCGCGCCCTCAGTCCCGCCACCGTCGTGAACACGCCCGGCGCGCCCTCGATCTTCAGCAATATGTCCCTGCCCCGTTGAGCGGTCATTCCGTATCTCCTCGTCATCCTCGGCCAACGGAGCGGGCGCAGGCCCGCGCAGGCCGAGCCGAGGACCCAGCCAGTTCCGTGATGTCCCGATTGTGATCACACCTCTTCTGTCACGGCGCGCACCCGCAGCACCGCAAATGTCCGTGCCGCGTCGGCGCCCGGGAACACATCGGCGAACGTCACCCTCAGGTTCACCGTCCG